GTGTCTGACCAGGTAGGGGCTTGATAAGGGGGTGTGCCACGTGACTAACGGAGATCCAGTTGCCGATCTCGCCCCCGTAGGGTTCGTTAATCATAATCGTCTTTGAACCGCTCTATCCTAGGGTCCTCGAGGATGACAGCTTCATCACACAAAATCGTCGCTTCCATGATTTCCATAGTATCATACAAGTCAATGTCGTAAACGGCAGTTAGCCATTGCGACAAATCATCGTCGTGTACCAGGTTCGGAGCTTCGATAGTGCGTTTCCGAATGTCGTCCAGGGTGTACCCATTGGAGCGAACGTGCCAGCCCAGGGAGTCGACGTCGAAGTGCTCCACATAGTCCTGCTTGCTCATTTCCATTTCGTAACGCTTGAGAAACACGTCCCTGAACAAATGCACGTTCTTGCAACCAAAAGCGTAAGATAACGCCTTGGCTGCCATCGCGGCTGCATCTGAAAGGTTGGCATTTTGACAAGCACGAGCGTTGAAACGGACGAGCATTTTGCCTATGCGGGGCACCATGAACGGGACCTCGACTTCTGTGAAAAGGCGGCGCGACAAAAACGTGGCGTGGCCATTTAGTGGCGGAGCTTTTGCCTTCAACACCATCTTGAACAGTGCAACATCTCTGACCCACGCAGCAAGATTGAAACGCTTATTGAGACACGCGAGAAGGTCGTCGCCTAAAATGAGGCATTTGCCCCGGCGATCTTGTATCTCGCATGCCACAACAAACATCGTCAAATTGTACGTGGAGTTGCGGAAGGTGGTGTTGGTGGTGCCGGTGGGGAGTTGATACATGAGGTTGACGCGTAACCCAAATTCCCTGTTGGTGAGCGTGTATCTCTCGAGTGAAGACATCAAGTCTGTGTACCAAAGTGGGAAGCCAAGCTTCTTGAACCACAAATTGGTTAGTACACAGACCGACGATCGTTGTTCGCGGTCGTTCCGAGAATAGTCGCCCTCGATGACCTCACGGAATTCATCACTAATGATAAACTTCGCAAGTTCAAGGTCGTCCTTCTTGTAACCTAGCATGCACTGGACGCGCCCCGCCACCTTGAGACGGTCACCATTTTCGCCCTCGTGCTCCAATAAAGAACACAAGCGCTCCATGGCGACCATCTGTGGTGGGCCGGTCACTGCGTTGAAGGCGTCAGTGCCGGCGTAGATGATGCGTCCAGCTGCGGTTTTGTCGAAACGTTTGCCAACAAGGGTCTCAATCTTGACAGACCCATTCTTGTCGGAAAGCTCTTTGCGGGTGTGGGTGTCTATAGCATCCCAAGCAACGACCATGCGTTTGCGCTTACCCTCGTCAAACTTGGCCAACCAACGTTGCCGGTCAAATTCGTTCTCATCCCATGTCTCGAAAATATCGGGGAGACTGGCGATGACAGACTTGGCCCGTCGCAACATCGAGGGATCGATGTCGTCGGCAGGACCGTCTTGAACAAAATTTGACCGCTTGTTGACGGCGGCGAAGTAACTAGTGCTGTCATTTGAGGTGACAATGGGGACACTAGCCGAGTGCAGAGCGCCCAATTGATTGATTGGGTCGTTGACGGTTTGAAGATCTACAGCGTCACGATCAGTGATAGCGTGCTTGACCTTCCAGTCTATTTCCCTCTCTTGGACGAGAGTTAGACGTGCGGATAAATCAAACACACTACGGTCCTCACCGTGTGTGGTGCTCACATTCACCATCTGGCCGGCCCCCGCCCGCTGACGACTAGCCAACGCGTTGCGGTGAGCCGACGCGTGTGACTGGTGTCGTTGCGGGCGGGTCATGATTTACTTACTTGACAGTTGTTTGTTTGTTTGTTGTTTGGTTTGTTTGCTCTAAGGCGGTTGGAAGGGAACTAGGT